GGCAGGTAAGGGATCCCCAGCCCAATATATAGAGACAAGTGACATGCTTCGTCCACAATCAACGACAAGATTCAATAAGGTTTTGGCAAAGACTTATGAAAAAAATTTTCACCCACTTCAACATATCGAGTGTAAAGTTCCACTCCGAACTCAAAGTTACGAACCCGCGAGTACACGTGCCGATGTACAAAATGGTATGTTCGGTAAAAGGTACATGAATAAAAATGTTAATAAGAAATAAGAATGGCTGACCCATTATCGATTTTTGCGATTGCAGGATTAGTTTATGCAGGTCGTAAACTCAGTAAAAATTCAGAAGAACAATATACTCTTCAAGCTGCTCAAATAGCAGATCAAGTTGACGTTAGACCAGAATCTAATAGAAATGTAACTATAGACGATGATTTTTTGGGACAAACTTCACCCCTCGTAGAATCAGAATATATGTCTAAAACTGAAGTTTCGTCGTTCGGTGATATATCTCAACAAGGTAGATCATCGGGTGGTGAAGTCTTAGAAATGAGAAATAGAATGTATGATGGAGGAATTATGAATAACCTTTCACCAATTCAAAGAACAAATGTAGGTCCAGCCCTTGGTGTTGGTCCAGATGTACCCGCTATAGGTGGACATCACCAACTTTTACGTATTAACCCAGAAAATGTTGGTGCGTATAGATTAACAACTTTACCAGGGAGAAGTGGTCCCGCCTTTGACGGTAAAGGTGGTCGAAGAGGTATTGCTGGAGAATTAGGTCATAATAGACCAGAGAAAACTGCCTATCTCCCAGACCGTCTTCCAAATACGGGTGGTCGAGCACAGGGATTTTCAGGTAGAATAGCGCGAACTGAACACGAAAGAACAAAAAGAACAACAAACAGATCAGAAACTGGTTCTAGAACAGATACACTTTCTACCGCATCGGCAAAAAGAACAGTTTCGGCACTCACGAGAGCTGCTGAACCAACTAGAAACAAAAAGGATGGTAACATGGAAGCTTACCAATACCAAAATAATCCAGAACCGGGTATTCATAAATTTGCCCATGGTTATTTGAATTCTCCAGGTTCTAAAATCGGTGAAAAGCGTGTATATGGGGATGCATACACATCGAGTGAACTTGGTAAATACGGATTTAGACCAGATGATAGAAGAGGTAAAGCGGGTCGCGCACCTGGTCCAGGTCGTATGAATGTTCGTGCCGATCCACTTAACCAAGGTGGTATGGTTACGAGTGTTCGTTCTGATACAACACGTATAGATGGTCGTGTAAACTCGGCAGACGGTGGGTGGACACAGCATTACAAAAACAATGATTATCACCAATTCAATGCTTATAAAGGTAATCTTAACCCTAATAGTACCCAGGATGGTTTGGGGGTTGCTAAAAGACAACTCCAAAATAACCCCCTTTCGCATAGCCTCTGTTAAATAAAAATGAAAACATCAAGTTAAAACACTCATTAAAATAATACTCCGTTATTTTAATGAAGGTACATACCTTAGATATAGATAGTGGAGAACGCGACGCTGTATCTTATCCTAATCCAAGTGATTATATAGTTAATTTAAAAACGCCTATTTACAATGTTAGTAAAATATCATTAATATCAGCACGTATTCATAATAGTCAGTATCTCATAAACGATAGAAACAATACATTCACTATTAATAGTTCGTCTACTAATTATGATATAACAATACCAAATGGAAACTATGACGGTAAAGATTTAGCTTCAAATGTTGTTGTAAATTCAAATAGCATGTTATCTGCATCTACGTACGATAAAGATACGAATGCCATGACGTTTGAAGGTCCAAATCAGTTTAGTTTTGATTTCTATAACGGTAAAAATGGGTATAAATCAACCGTGAGTGGTAAAACAACACCACACGATGTATTAGGTCTAACTGCAAGTAACGTATTTTCTACATCCACTTCTCCTTTTAAAATGGAAACGGGTAGCGTTAATTTGCAAGGTGCAGATGCTATTATAGTAAAATTGAGCAGTGGTTCTGACGATTTTAATAAATCTATATTTTCAGATTTACCTTTTTACACTGGTCGAATACTTTTGTGTGGTGATGTTATAAATTATTCGGGTGTGGACGATGCTGTAGAACACAATTTTGATTCGGGTAAACACAAAACGATATCGAAGTTACGTGTTCAATTTTATTATAGTAGTAATAATCGTTTAATACCTTATAATTTTAGAAATGCAAATCATATATTAAAACTTGCCGTTACGTGTTCGACTGATAAATTTGTTAATATACCTAGATTATCTAATGAAGAAACAGATGAAGAAATTATATCTGAGACTTTGAAAACACCTATGAATATCCTCGAAAAAGAAGAAGAGGATAGTCATAAATGGGATGCATTTATATCTATATTTTTATTAGTTTCTATGGCAATATTTTTATTACTTATTATTAAAAAACCCCAAAAAGTTACTTCGTAATAGCGAAGACTGGTTGTTGTGGTCTTTGTACCTTAGAAGACACTCTGGACACCGCCAAGTAGACGAAGATGGACAAAAGAGTGGTGAATACGGCGGTGAGCGTGTAGTTCATGCCTCCGTTCTTGTTAACTTTGACAACTTGGTTGACGATCCATCTCACCAAATCGACCCACGAAAGGGCGGCGGCAAATGAGAAGCCGGCAACGATAGCGTTGAGGGATTGACCTTCGAGTTCACGGGCGACGAGCATAGCAGTTTCTTGAGCAGACATTTTTTATACTATAAATGTAGATTTTATTCTGGGAACAAAGTATCTTCGAATAAAATTTTTTTATACTTTTTAGTATTTTTTAAATAACCCTTAAGCATTTTAGGTTCACTGTCCCCTGAAGAACAAGATTCGCTTTCGGATTCGGTTTCAGTATCGGATTCACTTTCACTTTCACTTGAGCTACCACAAGTTATTTTAAAAAATGACGATTCGATGTTAGATCCCTCTGGATTAGAGGTGTTCATTACTATCTATAGCATTTTTTAACATGTGTTCTGTCGGGTTTTTCGGCACCCATTCTTTCCAATTATCATACGCCATGTTCATTTTAACAAACTTGTATTCTCTACCTGAATACCTTGTAAATTCAATATCTTCTTCTTCTTCATCTATAATTTCGAGTTCATCTTCACTATCCGTATCTTCGTCGTATATTTCTGGAAAAAGAGACCCTGTATTTTTACCTACTTGGTTCATAGCACAGTACTTCATAGCGTATTCCATGTCTTCGCCAAGAAGTGTATCTCTACCACACGCCTTTGCGTACCCTGCTGCAAGTACCATTGCCTGTTCTAAAACTGGTTGTATAATATTTAATGCTGAATCCTGTATTTGTTCCTGTATAAGTAGACTTGCATCATTTTCTTGTTGAAGTGTCATTTTAATAGAGTAATTTTGCAATACCGTTATCCACTTGGAGTATATTATAACTTTGTGCCAAAACTCTAAGTTCTCTTGCAGCCTCATTATCCGGTGTTGTTGTAAGTTTGAGTATTTGGTCTTTAATTAAACTGAAATTAACTTGCCCTGTTGGGTACCATCGTTCGGGTTCTAAAGCGAAACTATACGAATAGTACCTTCTAAATAGTTGTGTTCTTGTATGGTGTACACCGCTTTGAACCGCGCGTAAATTAATAACCTCACCAGCCGCTCCACTAATAACATCGGTATCGTCTAGTGTTAAAGAAAGTTTTTGTAAATTCTCAAAGTTCGTATATTCGTTAGTGGTACCAAATACTTGAAAAAGGGAATCGTAATCAAAATTAGTAACAAATACAGGAATAGGGTTCACAGAATAAAGATCTACCTTCCTAAGTCTTTGAATTATAAAAAAAAGTTCCTTTACGGGGTTTTTAAAATTAAGTCTGTGTGTTGTATTTACTACACTGTTTATATTTTCATCTTGGGGTATTATATCCTTAACTTCTTGAATTTGTGTAATTGCATAACTTGTTTTTTTAGATTTTATATTATCCTTTTCATCTTGCACTAACGATACCATTTCGGTCGTTATTTTCGCCTCTTTTATGAGACCTTTTGTTTGAAAATAATCACTCAAATAATAAACTTCACTATTTGCAGAGTGGTATCCCCATACACAATCACTAAGTTCTCTAAGTTTAATAACAATTTCAATTTCCTGTTTATCTATCGCAAATACAGGAATGGCAAGTTCGGGATTATTGTAAAAGTAAAAAGGAATATCGACGAAAAATTTCTGGTTAGATGTAGCGACTCCTAAATACCCTGCTATACTTGTATGTTTAACCTTTGTACCCGACAATTCTCCCGGAGGTTTTCCAATAAGTTTAGCAAGGTTTTCCTGTTTTGTATGCGATACGTAATTATCGAAATAAATCGCTAAAAAATCGCTCGGTATTCTTTGAATTGTTTTACCACCAATTAGTATTTCGGCATACTCAATAATAGCGTGTCCTATAGACTCGACGTATCCTATACCTTCAATATTGTTCACTAAATTCTGTTGTATGCTAGATAATTCAAATTTAAAACTCACGGTTTTAAGAAGATCACCTTGATCTTGTGGTATGGTACACCTTATAGTGTTACCAAATTCCACTTCACCTTCCACGTCTAAATCTGTAAAAAAAGGTGCAAAATTAGTATGTTTTTGAAAATTTTTTACGAAGTATGTGTATTCTGGATCATCCGTAAAAAAGGCGTCCTGTGGACCAGATATTTCTAATTGAACACGACCAGCCATTACTAGTATAACTCACTAAAATTTTAAACCACCAAGTCCGCTTTCTATTCTTAACACGTTATAGTTTACTCCATACACATACACTTTGTGACCAAAACTAGAGTCCGGTGTATCGAGTTCCATTTCGATTAAATTGTGTGCTATTCTACTCATATTAACTTGACCGGTCGGGTAATACGTTTCGGGTTTCATTGAAAAACTATACACACCGAAATTACCGTTTGTTATTCCCGTGTAATATTTCAATGGTTGTTCGTAACACAACATTAAAGTATCTGCGTCGATGATTTTATTATTGTTAAATTTCATGGTAACGTGTTTTATCGTTTCGTATTTATGTAGATCATCACTTATCGCTACAAAAAACATTTCCTTGACCGGGTGTTTAAAATTTAACATACCCGATTTTTTAGATACACCTGGGTTAAACTTAAACTGTGACATTTGAATTTGTGATATAACGTATTCGATTGGTCGCGTTTGTAAGAATCTTTTTTCATTCTCGGTTATGAAAAAGAAATCGGAAACCAGTGATACTTTTTTGATAGACGATGAAACATTTGGAGGTGGATCTGATATCGCATTGTTAGACCTTGTATATGTTAGAACAACGTCGTCCAATTTTTTAAATTTTATTTCGACCTGAACTTGTTGTTTACTTAGTGCGCATACAGGTATTGCTAAACTTGGGTGCCTTAAAAAGTAAAAGGGTAATAAAATATTATAATCCCAATCGTACGATACATTTATGTAATTTCCATGTCCGGCTAAGAAGTAAAGGGTTTGTTTTATATCATCTTCGTTACTGTGTATATTGTTATACATGTATATGTAGTCCCCGGTCAAACGCTGTATAGTTTGACCACCGATACGTAAATCGGCGTATTCTATTATTTGAGCACCTATAGATTCTCTATAACTTACTATTTTAAGGTCTATTTGACCACCCATACCGGGGTGTACAGAACAGTAATAGTATAATGTCGATGGTGTACTTGAACTATATGTTGGTGTAAAAGTAACCGTAGCTGTACCCGGATTCGTAACACCCGTTGTATAATCTCCAGATAAAGGTACACTAAATCTATAAGCTTCACCACTAGACTGTCTCAGAGATACTTTACCTGGGTACGTTGTAGTATCAATACTATTCGGGAAAGCGTCAGTTGTATCGTTATCAGACCAGGTAAAGGG